CTTATTTGTCTACCAGAACTTAATAAAACGTTCTTAAACTCTCCATTAGTGAAGTATTGTGATCTAATTCTATTCTTTTGCCCTGTGTATATTTCTAACATTCTCTCAAAAGCATCGTATAATCTTATGCCTTTAAATTCTGTTGGTTGGAAGGTGCTATTTTTTTCTAATTTTATACTTGATTGTATATTAAAGAAATTCATTCTTCCAGTACTAAAAACAGTAGGTGTAGTAATTCTACTAATATAAGGGCATAGTGCAAGAGCTTGTCCTGCTAACAATAGGACTGTACCTGATGTATTAAAAGAAAATCTAGTTCTTCCAGCAAAATCTGTGATAAAAGATAAGTCTCGTTTTCTATCAAATTCCCATTGTGATTCTATTCTATTATAATAAACTAAAGCAACTTTTAAAGCATAATCAGTTGAATCGCTAACTTCATTATAAAATCCATTTCCATGATTAGATGCAAAAGCTATTTTAAAGTTAAAATAATCATCGACTTCGGAAGTATTAATCTTAAAAAAAGATCCTGCATTTGGCTTTTCTATTCCTTGTGCTTCGTAAACATCTGAATAAGGCGATAGGTTAAATAGATCTACGTTAAAAGCATCAGTAATTTCTAAATCATCGCTTTCATAAACCTGGAAAGTGTTTATGTTTCTTGAAAATATTTGTGCATCGTTTTGAACTGAAGTTGATAATATAGTACCTTCTGGTGGTTTTGCTGTTTCCGCTAAGCTTTCTAAAAATATCCTTCTACCCTCCCAGTAAATAGTATCGTATTGTAAAGGCGTAATTTGGTTACCATTTATATCGCTTTTTCTTTGTAGCTCGTAAGCTTCGTTAAATTGGCTTTCTACCAAACTTTGTAAACCTCCCGTAAGAAATTGAACACTAACCTTTTCATCGTCTAAAGAGTAAGTTTTCATATCTAAGTTACCCCTATAATCTAGCTCATAACTTTCTTCTATATTTTCAATAACAAATCTTTCTAAAACTACATCTACTTCAGTACCAAAACCATCGTAAATGCTTTGTAATAATTGCCTCCCGTCCTTTACAAATATCAAATCATTAGATAGTTGAGTGACTACACCCCAGTTTTCAGTATTCCTAACTAATTGCTTTCCGTCCTCATTCCAGTTAATGGGTTCGAATTGTAATAAAACTCTACCTATTGACTCAGAACTTAAATAATATCTTACTTGTGGGTAATTCATTTACCTTTGTATTTTAGTAATTTAAACTGATGGCCCATATCAAATGTGGTGCTGTTCTTATTTACAAATTTAGCATTTCTTAACGATCCTATAATATCTTTTTTAAGTCTTGAATTCTCATTACGCATTGCGTTAATTTGGTTTTGCGTATCACTACTAGGACTCATCTTATTTGCATTCATTGTAATTGAATCAAGTATTGCAGTTCTAGCAATAGAATGATTAAGCGAAGGTATTACACTATCTCCCTTGTCTAAGTGCATAGTTGTAGGCTTATCTGGTGAAATGCCTTTAAGGCTTCCGTCTTTGCCTAGAATTGCCTCTTCCTTATGTCCATCTCCAAGTATAGCATATTCTTCCTTACCGCCTTTTCTTCCCTTCTTATATTCTGGCATTGGTCTACTTGCTACTATTGCAGCTTGTGCTGCTCCTATTGCTGCAACTGCTGCGGCTGGCAAAACACCAGCAGGAAAACCAAGCGTTGCAAACGTCTTTGCTATTGCTACGGCCGTACTAACTGCAATTTCAAATAATGCTCCTTTTCTTTGTTGCTCTATTCTTTTTTGTTCTAAAGCCCTTCTTTTAGTTTCTTGCTCTTCTCTTAGTAGGTTTTGCTGCTCTGTATCGCCTTGAGCAGCTTCAATTAAACGAGCATACTTTCTATCGTTTGCTTGAATTTCATTATTTATTCTTATTAGTTCATCTTGTGCTAATGTTCTTCCAATTCCAGTAAGTATAGTTCCAGTTGCTTCTGCTCCTGCAATTATCTTATCAGACATCTCAGCGTTCTTATCTGTAATAACATCAAAACTTTTTTCAAGAATACTTGTATCTATGTTTAGTAAATCTCCTAAACCTTTTAATTGGTCAAAAATTATATCCTTAGCCGCTAACTTGTCCAGCAAGTCAATCAGTTTTTGTGTATTTTCTTGACCTTCTTTTGTATTTTCGTTAAATTTTTCTAATCCTAAATTAGTAGAATCAAATGGATCTCCTGTTTGCATATCAACCGCCCCACGTGTCTCAATCTGGTTAACCGTTGTTTGGTCTTCCATTCCCATTAACTCACGATTAAGATCGAGTAAACTGTCTTTAGCCTTGTCTATTTGGGTTTGGTATTTAAGCCATTCTTTCCTAGTTGTTGCGGTTTCTTTTTGTTGTTTTTCTAATCCTGATATTATATCTTCAAAGAATTTAACAGTACCTTCTAAAACCTTATTTAAAACGTCTTTACTTTCCGAATTTTCTTCTGTTGCTTCTGTGTTTTTATCTAATTCCTGCGTATTACCTAATAATACATTTGTAGTCGCTTCTATAATTGCTTTGTTTTCTACATAACGCATATTAATCTCATCTAATTCTTTTTGCAATTTTTCAGAACCTATACCTGGTAATAACTCAAATTTAGAAGCTTCTTTTATTTTATTAAGTTCATTTGTTATTCTAGTTGAATCTCGGATTAAATCTAAATTAGCTTGTATTGCTAATTCTTGTTCTATTTTTGCAAAATCTTTAGCTGCATCTCCTAACCCAATGTATCTTTTTTCTCTTTCTGCTAGTATTTCATCAAACCTTGCAAATCTTTTATCTTGATCTGAAGTTGCAAGAGCATCAAGAACACCTATAACTGCTGCGGCCATAGAAACTAAACCTCTTACAGTTTCAGCTATTGGCCCATTACCATTATCTAATTTTAAAATAAAACTTTCGTAATTGGAATTTAATATTGCTAATTCTGCATCTAAAGCCTTTAACTGCTCATTTATAAGTGCTTCTAATGACCCTCCTGCGTTTTCAAATGCTTTTGTATATTCATTTGTTTTCTCGATGTTATCCGCTAAAATAATACCCAATGTAAAACTTTCTACGCCAAAGAGTTCTGTAGCAGTTCCAAGCCTGTCTGTAGAGTTATTAATTTCTATTAATGCCTCATCTAAACTTATACCTTGCTTATTTAATCTTGCAAAAGAAGAACTCATTAATCGACCAGCTCTTGCTGCTTTTATTGAGTTATCATTAAGTGTACCTAGTATAGCTGCGGTTCGTTCAAAAGATAATCCAAGTACATTTGCTGTCGGTGCTAAAAAGCCTAAAGCATCTTTTATTCGTTCAAAATCTAAAGCTGTAGAAGTTCTAACTTTTGCGATAATATCTGCATATTCTTGACCACTTGAAGCAGATTTGTTAAATGCGTTTAAAGTTTGTACAAGCAACTCACCAGCTTGTGCGCCTGTAGTTTGTAGAGCTATACCTAAATTATTAACAGGCCTTAGTAATAATCTAACTTCGTCTTTTGTTTTACCTAATGTTATAAGTGATGTGGCTAGGTCTGCAACTTCATTAGATGTTTTTACAGATACCCCAGCAACATTAATAATGTCAGTTTCTAATGTCCTAAGCTCTTTACGAGTTTCGCCTAAAATACCAGCTAGATTTTGCATTGACTTATCAAAGTCTCTTATACGCTTAAAAGCATCACGAAACACTGTAACTGCAAGAAACGCACCGCCCATAAGACCAAGGGCGGCTGTCATTGAACGAACTGCGCCCATTGCACCACCTAACCCTTTTCTATAATTACCTACACTCCTTTGAAATTTACCTGCGCTTTCATCAGTTCTTTTTAAGGCTGCATCTTTACGATTTATGGCTGCGGTTGTTCTTTTTAGTGCAGCAGCTTCTTTTGCGCTTAACTTATTACCAAGTTGTTGCTTAAGCATTAAATCTTGCTGAACTCTTATTAATTGAGTTAGTTTTATTTGTTGCTTTTGATATTCACTAGCAAGTCGTGAACTTAATATAGCAGCTTCTTTCAGTTCTTTTATTAGCTTCCCTATTCTCAAATCTTAATCTTGCAACTCCTTGTGCTTGTATTCCTGTGGCTTTAGAAAGTTTAGCCTTTTCCCTTGCAAGTGTTTGAGATAGTCTTTTTGCTTCCTTTTGTTCTGCGTTTAGTCCTGCTGTAGCTTTACGGGTTCTGTTTATTTGCTTAGTAGCAGCACTAGGTACTTTAACGCTCTTAAATGCCTTATTTATTGTATTAACCTCGGTAGCAACTATGTTTAATTTCTTAATTAGTTTGTCAATGTCTTTTTTTGCTTTCTCTGATAATACTTCTATAAATTCAGCCATTTATTTTTTCTTCTTTGACTCGTTAATCTTATTTATCATTTGCTTTTCGTATGCTAAAAATTTAGCAATACTTATATCCTCACTTATTGCAAATCCCATTATATTTTCAAAGGCTACAATGGTTTGCGTAAAGTCAAAACTCACTTTCTTATCCTCTGAATTATCTTTGGATATTTCAATAAGGTTTTCAGTTACGTTTATGGTTCTTTTAATCGTTGCTAGTGCTTCTTTAGGCTTAGATAGGTCTATCTTTATCCCTGTGAGTTCTAAAGCGTTCTCAACCTCTAATATGTGCCTACCGTTTAACGGTATTTCGTCTATAACGGTGTAAGCATAATTTAAAAATGCTAATTTGTGCTTAAGACCTTCAATTCTTACCGCGCCTTTAATCTTTGATAAACTGTTTTGGTCATTTCTTTGCTCAAAGAATTCATCATATAACTGCTCAAATAGTTCTTTATGATTATCTACACCCAAATATTTAGTTTCTCCACTCTCTAGAGCTTTGAAAAAATCCTTTGCTTTGTGTTCTGTGAGTATCATAATCCTGAGATTTGCTTTAATCTTTTTACTAACTTATCCCTATAATCTGTCTTTTGTAATTCTAGGAAAGTCTCTTTGTTTAATCCAAATATTCTTTTGCCATATTTGCCGCCTAACATACTTGTCTTTTCGTCCTGGCTATCAAATATAAACTTTGAATTGCCTAAAGACTTTTGAAATAATTGATTTACAAATGCGCCTGTGAAAATTAAGTCAACTTGGCCACCTGCCTTTGGATTTTTGCTTTGTTTAAATGCCTTATACGATTCGCTTCTATAAGCTGGACTTATTGCACTTCCATCTGGATTTAAACCGCTTTCAAATTCATCCCTCTTTAGATTCCTTATTTTGGTGTCCGTCAAAACTATCATCTCCACTTCCTTTTGTAAAAGATTTAACTTGCTTACTTTGTTTAGCCTTTTTTTCAACTCCTTTGCGCTTGGCATACTGTATATTTTTTAGCTCTTTGTCAAAGTTAATTTGTAATGGCATCTTACTCTTAAGAAATACCTTTTGTTCTTGTCTCGTTAGGCCTTCAAAATCTTTAAAGCCTTTATCTGAAAAACTTACTTTACCTACTTCCATAATTTACAATAAAAAAGGCGGCGTATTAGACCGCCTTATGTTAATAAAATTGTGTTTTAACACGCTTACTTTAAATTAATCTAAAACAATCCAATCATTAGACATTGCATCTACTGTTGAAGGCGACCAACTTGTAACAATATTACTTAAACCTACTAATGCAAGTTGATTTTCGTAATAGATTGCATCAATTTGCTCATTGCTTTCTTCAGTAAAAGTCCATGCAAAATAATCTTTAACGGATTGAGGTAATGAAGTCATCTTAGGTACAATATTAGCAGGGACTTGAGAAGGAACTTGTATAAATATAAATTTTGCTTCTTTATGCCATTCAGTTCTGCGAACACGTTTACCATCATTTAATGCACTAATTGCTTGTCCGAAATTCACAACCTTTAATCCTGTGCCTACTGTTTCATTTGCTACTTCCATTTTATAATTACTTTATTAGATTAATAAAAACTTAACTATTAAGATACAGTTCCAACTGCTGAAATTCCATTATAAAGTTGATCTTCAACAACCGCAACATTTAAGCTTTCATCACTATCATATAGCTCTATTTGAACTGTATCTGTAGATGATAGAGTAGTTGTAGTCACAAATACATATTTGTTAGTTACATCGCTATAAGTTACGGATGCTGGTGCTTCTGCTGCCCCTTCGATTATGATTCTGAAATTAGAAGCCAATAAACCTTTAATGTTAAAAGCTGAATTGGTTTCTGCTACTATGGACGCGTTCAATGCAGTTCCTACGGATGGCGTTTCTAAAGTAATAACTGAATCAATAATAGAAGGCAAATCTTCACCTACATTAAAACCTAAAGTTTCATTAGTGATTATTTGACCTCTAAGATTAAATTCGTTTTCATCTTGTAGCTGAATACCAACTGTTACTTGCTCTCCATTAGTTCCATCGTTGAAACTAAATGTAGATGCGTTTTGCATTCCTAATTTGAATCCACTTATTGTATCTCCTGCTAATGATTCTACTACAAGTATAGCATTTTCAAATACTAGAATTACATCTCCATTAGCATAGCTGTTGTAACTAGATGCTATCTTATGGAATGGGTAGCCCTTCCAGTAAGTAAAGTCCATCATTGGCTTACCGTTTCTAATGGTTCTTAACAATCCGTTAGCCGATTCCTGTGTGGTTGCTTCTGCTGTGTTACTAGCAAAGTCAGCAGCTCCAATAAAGGGAACAAAGTTCATCTTTTGTACTTCCTTAACAAAGTACTCCTTGTCTAGTGTTCCTGAGGATATTACTTCGCTCCAACTTCTATTGGTACGAATAAATCCTCTTGGGAATCCTAGCTCTACAATACAAGCCGCTAGGCCTGTGCCTTTCTTGTCATCTAAGCAAGATTTGGCGTTTAAATCTATCATTTTTTTGTATTTTTAATTAACATATTTTTTTAATCCTTGCATCAAATTCTAAAATAATTACATCCCAATAATCTAAAGCGGTTCTCTTTTGTGGATCATTTCTACTTCCTAAGTCGGTTCTGTGGTAATTGTGCAACTTTTGAATCTTAAACTCACTAGATGATACATCTATAAATCTAAATTCATTTATTGTTTTAACTACCTTATTGCAAAGCGGTACAAGTACCTTTTTATAGGTTTCTTCATTCCGCTTGTCATTGAACCATTCCTTTTGGCTAGATGTGGCTAAAATTAATCTCAATGTAGTATTTTTTTCTTTTTTGTAAATACTTTCTAGATTAGCTCCTTCGATTGGCATTACTAGCCAAACTATAGGATATTTAACCGCATTAGCTGAAAAGACCTTAATTAGTTCCATTTCTGAACCATAATGATAAAGGCCAATGTCACTTGAAGTAATTAAAGGTTTTAACCCATCTTCTAGTATTAATTCGGCTTCAATCATATCCCTAAACTGTTTAGATTCTCATAAAACTTAAAGTATTCTGTACTAAAACCTGCGTTTTCTGAAATAAAATCATACAAAGTCTTTTCATCCCTGGATAAATAATACCGGTAATAATAATCCCTTGACTTCCTTAACTCATACATACGTCTCCATGCTTGCACGTACTTATTAGTACTTGATATAATTTGAGCTTTTTCTGCTTGGTCTACTGTGTTTCCTAGCTGTGTTAGCCTTGTTTCTGTTTCCCTCACATAGTTAGAATAAACGTAGTCGGCCACCATAGATTGCTTAACTCCTGCAACCTCATAGCGTAACCCTCTCCATTTTATACTTGCATCACCATTTATCAAGTCCTTATATTTCTGATCAGCACTAGTCTTTACAGTACCATCTGTATTTAATTGTTCTAGAATTGTTTTTGCTTCGTAGAACCCAAAAGCATCTGATAAAAAAGATATTTCATATTCTGCAATAGTCAATAACAAGGCCGCATTATTGTTAATGGTTTGCCCTGCTAATCCATTCTCATCTTCTTGAGATATGTTAGGAATAAATCGACTCCCTTTGTAATATGAAATATCTGTTATCATTTACTCTTTTTTTTTCTTGTTTGCTTTGGTTCTATAGGTTCAATACTTTTAACCAATCTTTTAGCAACCTTCTTGCCTAAACAAATGTGTGCTAAATCTCGGCTTAAAGTAACTTCGCTATCTTTCTTATGGACAGCGAAGTCCTCTGTGAATACTATCTTAATATCCCCTTTGCCCATGATCTATACTGGATCTGAAGCAAGTGTTACTAAGTCAGCTGCAATTCCTGTAGACTTTAAGAATCCAGTTCTATCAACAACTCGGATTAAAAATAATAGTCTAGCTCTCGCTTTGATTGTTTTAAGGTCTGCTGTATATTGAGAACCGACTAAACCTTCTGAAAGTGTGATACCTCCCATTTCATAGATTCTACCGAAACGTCCTTCACCAACTACTAAAGTGTCATCTGCAAGGTTATTATCTTCAACGATGTCTAAACCTGCAATTTGACCAGTATTTAAGTCAAATATATAGTTGTTGTTTGCATCTTTCTTTAAGATATAACTATCAATTACATCTGAATTGGCCGCAACAAAGTTAGGTGCATATTTAGAACCTCTAGGCTTAACGATTGCAGTTCTCATTTTACGAACTAAATCCTTAATGTTCGCATCTTGAATACTAGAAGCTACTGCTGTATAAGCTGGGGACTGATTAAATAAACCATCTAAGGTATTGCTTGTGCCATCTCCTGTTGCAATTTGTGAATCAATTACCGTTTTAACGTTAACATCCAGGAAGTTGTTAAGCTCGGCTGCTGCCAATACTTCATCTTCTCCAAATTCTTCCGTTACTGGTAAAGTATCACCAATCTTTTTAAGCTTAGCTGAATATTCTTTATAAGCTGCTGTACTTTCTGGAAACGTTCCACCTTCTGCTACTGCGGCTGCTGCTCTAGTAATACTATCTTCATCCCAGTCAATGTAGGAAATTGTACCGTTGTGATTTCCCATTCCTACAGGAAACTTACTAAAGTAGTCATACAATGCTCTACGCTTTACACCTAATTGACCGATTGTACCAAGTCTTACCGATTCGGTGTTATCTACAATAGATGCACGTGTTACGTTAGCCTTAAGTTGTACTTCATTTTTCAAGCCATTAAGGATGCCTTTAATTTCTTCTCGCTTTTCCTTAATCTCTTTTACGAGCGGATTTTTTCCATCTGGTTTAGAGTCTGCATTGTCTTTAAGCTCCTTAATGCTTTCCTTCATTTCAACGATAAGATCGTTAAGCTTTTGAACTGATTCTTTATCAGCCAAATCTTTCTCTAGCAAATCATTTAACGCTTTAGCGTCTAGCTTTCCTAAAGCTTCTTTGAATGTATCCATATCCTCCTTACTGGCCTGCTTTACTTTGGCCGCTAAGTCGTTAATGATTACTTCTTTTTCTTCTACTGTCATTTCTGCCATTACTTTTGTTTTTAAATTAAACTTACTTTACTGAGCATTTCGTGTATGCTCTTTTGTTGAGTGCCTTTTGGCGGCTCGTCTAAAGAAGTGTCATTATTAACGGCTTCTCTTATTTTTGTTGGCGTTGCATCATTACTTCCGAATAAAACTGCGCTGCCTTCTAATATTATTTTAAGTTCCATTATAGCAAAGAAATACCCATCCTTATCGATTTGTTCTTTGTTTGCTATCTTTGGATATACTTTTAAATATGTTTTATATTCCTCTTTTAGTTCTTCATCCTCAGAATTAACGGCCATTTCTATTTTAAGATATTGCATCCTTATAGAATTTTGAAGGCTTTCTCCTGAATCGATTAACTGCTTAAATTTCTTATGTACTATTTTAGTTTTCTCTATTTTAAATATAAAGGCTTCTGTTTTACCTTCAAACTCTTTTCCTAAATCCTTCCAGTCTAATTTAATTAAAACTATTTCAACATTTTTAGGCGTTGCAATAATATTATCTACTTTCAATTCATGGTCAGCTACATAATAAACTTTCCTGTTTTGCTCCTTAGCTGTTTTTGTCATTGAACCGTCCATGTGAACGTCTTTATGACTATCAATGAAGTTTGTATTACTTATAACAGCATATATGAAATCATCATCCATATCTGGAATTCCCTTAATAGCTCCTGTTTTTTTGTTATAGAACCCTAGTAAGTTATCTTCAGATGTTTTTATAGTAGCCTTTTTTTCGTCTATAATCATACTTTTGTTAGCTTTTAATTCAGCAAACATCAGTTCCTTACTTTCAAATTCCTTATTTAATTCTTTGCAAAACATATATTTTACTTTTGTATTACTGATTGCATCTTTAACTTTCTAATCTTTTTTAATAATACTGTCTTTTCCTTACTACTGGTTGCCTTGTCCACTTGAGCCTGTAGCTTGTGTATTTGATCCTTCATAATTAATTTCGTTTTTAAAGTTATAACCTAACTGTAAAGCTGCATCTTCTGCACTTACACCAGCTTGCAATAGATTAAGCAAAGCTTCTGATTTTCTCTTTTCGCTTTCTTCTTTTTGCATTCTACTGAAATAATTAAATGGCAAATGCGACCAGTCCATAGTTGCCTCACCCTTAAAATTAAATCTTAACATTATTTCATCTACAAAATCCTCTCCCTTTGGACTCATTACATAATCAACGTGATTACCTCTGGCCTTTTCCTGGTTTTCATAAGTAGAACCTTCACTAACATTTGCTTCGATTACGTCTTTAGGTATGCCATAAATGCGACCAATCTTAAAAGCATCCTGCATATAAGCATCATCTAGCTTAAGCTTATTCATGTCTTCAACAAAACGCTTAATGTCAATCATTGATTTAATGGCGGTAACTGGCTTATTTCGCATTGTCTTTTGCTCAATGTCTTTCTTCTCACCTTCGCCCATCATAGGGTTGTCAAGGTCGTTCTCGCCTACCTTACCAGCTACCATGTACTTTCCAGAAAATAATAAGTTTGTGTTTTTTGAATCTAATGCAAGCTCTGAATTAGATAAAACCTTATAAAGAGCATCTATAACACTAGATCCTTTTTGCCATTGACTTGTAGAAGATGTTAAATCTGTGAAGTGTATTAGTTTATTAAATACGATACTAGTTTCGTCTCCGTTATCGTACTTATATTTAATTTTGTTATCCTTAAACTTGTCAGCGTTAACTTTAGATAAGAATAGTTTATCCCCTTGCTCATTCATTTCCTTTGGAAACTTCATCTTTGAAGGATTAAGAAAATAAAGAATGTTGTTTTCTGCTGTAGCAAAGCTCTCAGCGAATAGATAAGCGTTACCCATCATTAACCAAAACATATAATCCCACTTAAGTTGGCGGGTTGTTTGAAATGGATTAGGCTGTGATAGTAATTGATTGAGTGGATGATTTGGTATAGTCTCGTTTTTTTCATCTTTGACTAATATTTTACCCAACGAAAAAAGATCACAGTTCATTTTAACTATTGTTAAGAATGCTGGATTGTTAAGGATAACCTTTAGTTTGGCCGCTTCTTCTTTGTAATCGTTGTAAGCTGTGTTTGGTGTGTAAGGCATGAAGTCTAAGCCTCTTACCCTATCTATTGAAGTATCTTGTCGGTAAAGCCTTGAAAATCGGTTACCAAAGAAAGAATCTAATATACTAATCTTCTGTATTTACAGGCATGCTCCCGAATTTGTTTAAACAATGCTTGCAAGTTACACTTTTATTTATTATGTAGGTCTTTTATTTTAATTCTTTAATTAATGTACTTTATACATTCTTAGTTGAAATCCAAAAAGACAAAAGAAATATGAATAATTTCTATTATAATATTTTCTAAATATTGCAATTAAATACCAATCTTCTGTTTTAAATTCATGCCAGTTGTTTATTATTTGAAAACGATATTTAAATGCATTCCCTAACATATAGTATTCTTTCCAATATGTCATAATGTTTTATTTTAATTCTTTAGGCGTTATCTTATAAGCCACCAGATCCTTGTACTCAATTATCTGGTGGCATCCTCTGCATTGTGCTTGTCCTGTGGTTTGTTCTACCTTAGTAGACTTATTGCAGTATATGCAGTTTACTTTCATAGACTGTATTTAATTATGAAAATTACTTTTAGGTTTAGCGTACTGAGTTTTTTGTAGTTTTCTCATAGCATCAGTTGCTCTTTTAAACTCCATAGAGGCATTCTCTAAAGCTTCTCTTAATATTTTCATTGATTCCATAGTTTTATTTATTCTGATTTGATGTATTCTTTTAATTTACTTTTATGATACCCTTCTAAAAGATTTATTAAACTTTCTTTTGTTCCGTTATTGAAGCCAATTATTAAATCGGTCTTTTCTTTAAATATAATATTCTTTTTTATTAGATATTCTGTTGGTGTCATAGTTTTATTTATTTACGATTAATAGAGTCGAGCAACTTTGCAAAGACTCCAAGGATTAAAGATAAGCCTATATTCTGTATTAATTCAGTCGATACAAGTAATAAGCATAAAAAGAAAACACCGCAGTATATTCCAAATATTATTAGCTCTTGTACTATGTAGTTTATTCTTTGCTTCATTTTAAATGTTTTTAATTATTCCTTCTTTCCTTAAGAATAGTACAATGTAACGAACTGCATCCATTAAGTGATTGTTTTTGTCTTCGGGTTCTTCCAATACTACATTGTAGCGATCGATTACTCTACTGTAATTCTTTTGCTCTGTGTCGATGTTATTTGAGTCTTGAGTATAATATACTTCTAATCCGTTTAAGATGTCTATACCGTCTAATATGCTACCTTTTGTCTTAGTTGCTCTTAGTGCGTAATCAAATCCCATTGATCGTAATGCCTTGATCTTCTCAACTCTGTTATTATCGCAAATTATAGGCCTGTTTTTATTAATATATTTTTGTGCAAATAACCATTTTATAAGTCCTTCGTCTTCGTCTTGTAATTGCTTATTCATCGCGGTGCTAAGACCTTCTCTTATTTGATTCTCAGATTTATAATTTAACTCTCTTAAGAATAGTCTTCCGTCGCTATACTTAGCTTCTATCATAGCTAAGGGGTCAACCGTTCCCCAGTCAACACCATAGTAAACAGGGGCATCAAAGTTTTGATAAGCTTCAACGGTGCAACTATTCCAAAAGAATATTCTATTAGGGTTTGATCCTATTTTACCAAGTCCGTAGATTTGCCATTTGTTCTGGTAATACTTTGATTTTACGTTATTAACTATATCTAAGTTTTGAAGGTCTAAATTAATATAAGCCTTTGACCTGTTAAGCTCAATTTCTTTTATTTCTGTTTTCCCTAGATACTCGTTATCTTTATAAGTAAGAACAATATATTCCGAATCCTCTCTATCTATTATCTCAGTATGAACCCAAAATTCACTATTAGGGTTATAGTCTAATATAACTTGTTTGGCTCGTGAGGTTAATTCTCTGTAAGTCTCAAAGCTTGTTTTGTTTGCTTCGTTTAGGAATATAAGATCCGACCTTAACCCCTTTCCTATGTCCTCCTTATCCAAGCCTATAAATGTGATTTTACTTTTGTTCCTAAATTCGTATTCTTTGCCACCCTTCCAACTGTTGCGGTCAAAGATTCCAAATAGTCGCATAATCTTAACAAAATCTTTTATTACTGTGATACGCATTTTGGAAAGCTCTGCTGATGCTATGTAAATATCTAAACCTTCGTTACTGCTTGCATGATTTATTATAAGCATTAGTATGCTAAAGGTCTTTCCAGCACCTTGGCCGCCTTGGATTACTTTTATCCGCTTAATCATTGCGGCTATTTTCCTTAGTGCTGTGGTTGGGTTAATCAAAGGCTAGTTTATATTTCTTGGAACTTGTTAATATTAACTATTGGTATTATTTTTTTTACCCAGACTATTTCATTTTTAGGATCATCGAAGTTATTTCTTTCATTCCAACAATCGCAAAGTTCTTGAATATCTGTAAACTATCTTTCAACGTTGTCTATAAAATAATAGTTTTTTGCTTTACCTACCCATCCATGACCATCTCTATTTGTGAGTTGTTCCCATTGTATTCCAAATTCTTCACATCTACTTGCAAAGTGAGATTGCGTAGTAAGTGTAAGATGTTTAAGATGAGTCCAAACTATATCCTCGGGTTCTAATGTATTAGGCATAGTGTTTTATTTTTAGTTTGTACTGTTTATAGACGTTTGGTGCTACCTCTCCACAGGATAGAGACAACTATCTATCTATTAAGTATATTAATCCAAAAAAAAGCACCCATGAAATAAATACGTATAGTGTAAATAATATTCCTGACAATATGTAACCTATTATTTTATCTATTTTCATAAGTTTAGTCTTTTACTTTAAGTGGGTCTAAATTCATTAGTGGAGTGTTTAAAGATTTGCCATCAGTAGTATGGTCAATCTGTTGTCTATCGCTGTATTTCTTAGGCATCATCTTTGACATTAGCCATTTACGGGTGTCTACTCTTAGTCGGTCTCTCTGAATAACGTTGTGATTGGTTATCTCTTTGCCTTCTTGATCTAGTACTACATCGTTTTCAAAAGCATCACATATTTGTAAAATATCTTCGGCCATTGCTTCAGCTCTTATCTCAGTTGCGCGTGCGTATTGTTTCGATTTATCTTCATCATCATCTAACCAAATATAGAAAGTTGAGAAAGATATGTTCTCTTTTTTAATTGCATTCCTTACTGCTAAGCCTTGTGTTATGTCATCAAAGATGTTGTTTAGAATTAAGTCTTTGTTTTCTTTAGTGTATGATGCCATTTTTTTCTATTTCTTTATAAAAATCGTTTAAAAACAATCTTGCTTGTGAAGGGTTTTTTATCATTAGATTTACATATTTATCTACTAATTCTTTAAACTTTTTTTTTGTTCTTTTAATATCTTATCTTCAAGCCAATTTACATACTCCCAGCTTGCATTTTCATTATCTTCCGTAAAAGAATTGCCCGTTTCTTTAAAGTGTTTATTTCTTAAATCTACTATTTCGTCTTTTACATGTTCGCATTCGTCTATTTGTGGTCTAATCATAATGTTTATTTTTTTAGTTTAATAAAAAAAGCTCGTCTTTCCGAGTTGTTACCTTACAAAGCACCCCACCATTGAGAACCTAACTACCTGTTTTGATTTACTATAAAGCTATCGAAACTTTAATGCTATAAGGGTTTCAGGAATCGAACCTGTTTCATCTTTAATGTTTTTAGTTTAATACAAATATACAAAACTTTAGTTTCTCTATTTTCCTATCTAGGTATTTAATTTGTGCTTCGTATTTCTCTTCCATAGTTATTTA